AGAAAAAAAGCACAAGGTTTAGGTGATACAATAGAACAAATCACAGAAGTAACAGGAATTAAAGCAGTAGTAGAAAAGTTTAGCAAAGCTACCGGTGCTGATTGTGGATGCGACAAACGAAAAGAAGTATTAAACAAATTATTTCCGTATCACAAACCAAATTGTTTAAACGAAGAAGATTACAACTATTTAACTGAATTTTTTATTGTGGTTAAAGACCAATTAACAGTGAATCAGCAGTACAAGTTAATTGATATTTATTTTAGAATTTTTAATAAGAAATTAGAAAATTCAAATTGTGGTTCTTGTTGGCGGGATAGAATAGCTGAAATTAGAAAAGTATATAACGAATATGAGTTAGATGCTTAATTGGAAAGAAGAAGATTTATTTAATTGGTTAAAGGAAAATAAATTTCCTGATTTGGTTAAATCTAAAAATCAAATGTCAAGGTGGGATTGTTACTCACCTGATACTAAATTTAGATTAGAACTAAAATGCAGAAAAGCACATTACGATACTTTACTACTTGAAAAGAAAAAGTACGATGCAATGATAGAAGAATGTGAAAAGCATTTAGATATTCCTTTGTATATTAATTCAACACCGCAAGGTATATTTTCGTTTAACCTTTTAAAAATATTCCCAATATGGGAAATTAATTATCTGAATCCTGCAACTACACAATTTACAAACACAAATAGAATAGCAAAAGAAGTAACATATTTACAAATTAAATTAGCAGAACAATTATGAAAGAAAATCCAATACAATTAGAATACCTAAAATCAGTTTTACTATCGCAGTTATTACTTGAATCGAATGAAAATTTATTCTTTACAAAACAATATAAGCAGCAAATAAAACACAAAATTAACTCTTTAAATAAAGATTTAGAAGAAGTAGTTAGAACAGAATATGCAACTATTTATAAAACTGATGCAGAAATGACTACAAACATTTTAAATGCAATAGATGATATTATGAGCAAATTGCAAACTTCTACTATAGATGAACTTGTAATGATAAATGCAGTAATTGATAAATACAAAGAAAATAAAGAATGGTTTACTGAATACGCACAAGCTGAATTTTTAAGAATCAATGGCTAAAAAGCAAGAAGTTAGATACTACCCTGCACACCAAGAATTAAATGATATGCGAATTTGCCACCAAAATAATTTAGCTTATGTAATTGTTCCTACCGGTAGTAATAAGTATTGGATTAGTAAATACAGTTTAAACGATTTACACAGGGTAATTTATTTAGAAGAAAATAACGTAAGAAAAAAATTTAGCCAATACGAAGCAGACAAAAAGATTATGGAACTTTACACACAACACTCAAAAAGATTTAAAAAATGACACCTAACCACTACGACAATAATAAAAGCTACGATGTAATAGATTTTGTAAAAGATTATGATTTGAATTTTAACGAAGGTAACGTGATTAAATATGTAGCACGTGCAAGAAAGAAAGATAACCAAATAAAAGATTTAGAAAAGGCAATAGATTATTTAGAAAGAGAATTAACACACGTAAGAAAAGAACAAGCAAAATGGATAGAACTGAACAAATAGTATTTGAAACATTAGAATTAGAATTTAGATTAACTCAGCTACTTAAGAAAAGAGAACAATTATATTTAAAAGGTAGCAATGATGAAAAGTTAAACGATAAAATTAGAGATGTACAACATAAATTAAGAAGCAATGCCAATACCAAAACCTAAACCAAATGAAAAGAAAACTGATTTCGTACAAAGATGTATGATTGATGAAAAAATGAAAACTGAATATCCGGATACTGAACAACGATATGCAGTTTGTAGGGAACAAGTAAAGGGTAGCAATTAGCTACCTTTGTTCATTAAAATAGTTTGTTCACGTAAACGTAAACACAAAATAAAAATGAACAGTAAGTGTTAAAGTTTTACTAAAATGTATTTTGTATTAATAACTTGTTTATATTTGCTTATAATTTAAAAACAAAGAAAAATGAAAACAGCAATGCAAGAATTATTTAGCCAATTAGAAATTGAACACCCAAATTTATTTAATACAAATACTTTAGAAGGTAGAAAATTTATAAACGATTATTATAAGTTTTTTGAACTTGAAAAAATACAAATTATTTCAGCTCACGGAAATCAAACAAGAAAATCAGGTGGAATTTCAAATTACACATATATTTTAACAGGAGAAGAATATTACAATGAAATTTATAAAACTGAATAATAATGGCATATTCAAAAAATCCTTTACCAAGACGTGAAACTATATTTGAAATAGAATATAGATTAAAGCAAGAAGCAAAAGAATTACTAAACAAACTAAAAGAACAAAAAAATGACTAAGACAGAAATTTTAAACGAACTACAACTGCTAACTGATTTAGCAAGTACAATGAATGATTCATTTACTTATAACAAGCTAACTAAAGTTATAACTTCTTTAGAATCTTTATGGCAAACAGAATATGCCTACTTTGAAGAAATTAAACAGGTGTTGAACTACGATGAAACAATGGACAATTTAAACCAATTAAACATTAGATAAAATGATTACAACTTTAGATAACAAGATTTGGGACAAAAAAGAAATTTTAGATAATATGTACAGTGATGAATTTTACTATGGTTATTTAGGTAAACAAGCATTATCATCTTCTACATTGAAAATGGTGCTTAAATCGCCTAAAACATACAAGTACGTTACAAAGTATGGCCAAGCAGAAACGCAGCCATTACGTGATGGTAAACTATTCCATACATTGATATTAGAACCCGAAAAGATAGATACATTTGTAATTGTAGATGCAGCAACAAAAGCAGCAAAAGCATACAAAGAAGCAAAGGCAGAAGGTAAAGAAGTTTACACATCTTCAGAAATGCGTGATGCAGAACGTTTAGCTGATGCAATTTTAAAGAATGATGAAGCAGTACATTATATGAGTAAAGCAGGATTTGAAGTACCTGAAATAGCAATGATAGACGGATTACCATTTAGAGCAAAAGCAGATATATTACGTGAAAATATGATAGTAGATTTAAAAACTACTACAGGGTTAAATGAATTTAGATATTCAGCAGATAAATATAGCTACGATTTACAGGCTTATTTATACCGTGAAATGTTTGGTGTAGATGAATTTGTTTTTGTATGTATTGACAAAGGAAGTTTAGATATTGGTATATTTGAATGTTCAGATGAATTTTACCAAAGAGGAAAAGAAAAGTTAGAGCAGGGTATTAGCAATTATAAATACTTCTTCGGTTTAGATAGCGATGTAGATTTGAATCAGTATGTATTACGTGGAATTTTATAAGTAATAAATTATGAAAGTATTAAATTTATATGCTTGTTTAGGTGGTAATAGATATAAGTGGGATGAAGTAGCGCAAGAGGCAGGTATTAAAATTGAAGTGACTGCTATTGAATTAGATGAAGAAGCTGCAAGATTATATCAAGAAAGATTCCCGAATGATAAAGTAATAGTTACAGATGCACATCAGTATTTATTAGATAACTTTAAAGAGTTTAATTTTATTTGGAGTTCTCCACCTTGCCCAAGCCATAGTAAAATTAGAATTACACAGAAAAGTAGAGATAATTTTATACCATTATATCCTGATATGAAATTATATGAAGAAATAATTTTTTTAGATAATCATTTTAATGGAAAATATGTTGTTGAAAATGTAATTCCTTATTATGAACCATTAATAGCTGCGCAAAAAAGAGGTAGGCATTTATATTGGACAAATTTTATTTTACCAATAGATTTAAAAGAAAGAAAATTAGATGGTATTTTATGTACAATGCAAAACGAAATAGATACACTTTCAAAATTTCACGATTACGATTTTAAAAAATATAAAGGAACTCAAAGATTGGATAAAATGGCACGTAATTTAGTTGACTATGAAGCAGGAAGAACTATTTTTGAAATAGCATTAGGAATAGTAAACAAAAAACAAACTAACCAAATAGAATTATTTTAAATAAACAATTATGACATTAGAAATTTTTAATCAGATTAGAGTTTGGGCTTTTAACAAAGGAATCTATAATAATTCCGATTCAAGAACACAGTTTTTAAAACTACAAGAAGAAGCAGGCGAATTAGCAAAAGCATTACTGCACAACGATAGGGATGAAATAATAGATGCTATTGGTGATTGCATTGTAGTATTAACTAATATTGCACATTTAGAAGGTTTAATAGTTGAAGATTGTATTGCTTCTGCTTACGATGTTATTTCTAAACGAACCGGTAAAATGGAAAACGGAACATTTAAAAAGGATTAATGAAAGAAATTACTGCTGAACATTACAACCTTGCTTTGTACGAATACGAACAAGGAATGAGTTTAGAAGAACTACGTGAAGTTATAAAGCATTACGAAGATTTAGAACTATTTGAAGTGTGTCAGGGTGTGCATTTAGCAGTAGAAGTAATTAGATTTCAT